TTACTCAATATAATCGCTTAGTTCGGCCTTAGACATTTCTAAAGGTTTCTCCACTTTGTTATGTATTGTGCCACTTTTACTGATGATGGTAAATGTAACCCCACCATAACAAAACGCCTCGATCTTGTCGCTGCTAAACTGTTTTAAGGTATTTGCATTTGTTTCAACAGGCATAAAATAATGATTGCCTTTCCAGCTACTGTCTATTATCCGTGCTGCCCAAAGGTTTTTATTGGCCTGTTTATCAATGCAGATATTGACTACTTCGATATCATTATTCTTTTTAAAATTATTTACTGCTGAAATATTGTCAAGGATATATGCCCCGGCATACTCTGCCGACCAAAAGATGATGATCACATTTCTGTTCTGGTATTTTTTAAGAAGTGTGGCAAATTTAGCTTCGTCAAGTGTTTGGTGTTCCGCTCCCAGTCCGTATTTTTTGTTTTGCAACCCGTAATCTAAAGCGTTTTTAAAGCCGGTAATACGGGTAATGTATTTATTGTTAATGCTATTTTCTTTTAAATAGTTAATGTTATCGGAGGCATCAATTCCCATGGTCATATACGATGCTGCCTGGTTGCTAAAGTATTGGTCACAAACCTCAGGATTAAATTTTGTTTTGAGGTTAGCACGCATCCATGTAAGATAGTCGTCCCATTTTATAGATGAATTCCAGTCTTTGTAAGTCAGGCTATTATTAGGGAATGTACTTTTTAAATACTCATACTTAAGTATAAAATCTAAGGCCTCTTCGGTATTCCACGCATTGAGGTTTGTTATCTGGCTGTATTCATGAGGAGTAAAGGCTTTAAATATGGTGCTGTTGAAATCAACATTTTGCGAGGCATATTTTTCTGTTTCACATACCTGGCTGATAAAATCAATAAGGTGGAATTTTAGCAATTCCACCCTGTTTTTAAGAAAGCTTAGTTCTTTTTCAGATAAAGGCGACTCTTTAATAATACGTTCTAAAACTGCCCGGTTCTTTGCACTTACTATTGCAAGGTCATTAGTGTTTTTAGCATAAACGGCATCTAAAAGCTGTAGCTGTGCGGTAATGGTGCTGTCTGTTTTAGTAACAAATTCTTCGGGCGTCCAGTCACTTTTATATGCCAGATATTTAAACTGCTCCAGCCTGAGTATATTTATTTTTCCTGCTCCGCGCCCTGTTGCAAAAAAGGTACCGTGTGGGTCATTACCATCAAAATAAACGGTAAAAGCATCACTGGTAAACAAGGGCAATGATATAAAATTATTGTTTACAGAGATGTTGTAAATAGCTCCGTCAGTTATATTTCCAGATTTAATTGTAAAGGTTCCTCTGGTGCTTATCTGTGTGCCGGTACTTTTAAAATTGTCGAAATTTAAATTGCCACGCATCCTGGGTTGGTGGCTCAGGGTTATAAAGGTGCCATTAGCGTTTTTTGTATTGCCCTTAATAGTAATGCTGCTATGGGCATTTGCAATAAGAGTTATGGCAAACAAAATGATTACAGTAAAAATACTCTTCATAGATGGTTTAGCTTGGTATAAAGGTAACGACTGTGGCAATGATGTTATTGCTTTTGCGGATATTCTTTACCTGCTAAGTAAAAATCCACCTGCTAAGCCAAAGCCCAGCCAAACATACCATTTTTTATACACCGGTACAGGGAGGCTAACTTCGGCAGCCATAAGCGTTGTTACTTTAATATGCGGATTGGTATTCGAGACTTCGGTAAGCAATGCCTCTTTCCCTAAAAACCATTTGCGTTTGGTACCTGTAATTATTATTGCTGTGTTAGGAAATGATAGGCTGTCGAGGGTTATGCCCTTTTGGTTGGTCGTGTAATGAAAGCGGTACCATGGTTTTTCAACCAAACCATCTCGCCCAAAGATGCAGGGCACTGAGTCGTGGTACACCACGTTAAGTGTATCGTAGAGGGTAATTGTCTTGTATTGAATTACCTGATCCACTTTAGCAAAGCTTTTTGTAAGTGCAGCCAGTTGCCTGTCTTTTTTAAAGATGATATCGTTAAGCAGGCTTTTATCAAGCTGTAGTGTTTTTATAGTAGCGGTTTGTGTACCCAGTGCGTTTGTAAAATGTGCTACAGTATCGGTAAGGGCGCTGAGGTTTTTGGTTTCGCGTAAAGCGTTGCTTCTGCATTGCCTTATCGAAGAAAGCAGGGCCAGTGTAAGCCCTGCTATAACGATGTGTGAGATGTTTATTTTCATACCAAATTATCTATAGTTTTAGCAACTGCCTTTAACGTACCTGAATAGTTGGGTGCTGTGGCATAACCTGCATTTGAAATAGCGTCAATAAACAAAAAGGGATTGTGTTTTACGGTAAGTGCTTCCGCATATCGCTTGTTTTTCAGGAAAAAACGGGCGTGGTCTGTAAAGCATTCTTCTGGCGAATCATACTTCCGGAAATAATCTTTTACCTTGTAGCGAAACATTTTTACACCATTTCTAACAATAGGCGTAACGCTTATTATGTGTGGAAATTTGAGGTCGGCATGGCGGCTGTATTCTGTCGTTGTTAGCAACTGCTCGTTACCGTTAACGCCATCGGTATCTTTTACGCCAAAAAACATATTACCTGGAGCCGCTTTACCCCAGCCACTCTCAAGGGCAGCCTGGGCTAATATGGCTATGGCAGATATTCCGGTTTTCGCTTCAGTTTGCCTTGCGTAAGGCAGGTATTGGTTTACAAATTCACTTTGGGTCATTTTTTAAGGTTGTGTACAAATCCCATCCTTTGGCAGCTATATTTTTTACCTGAAGGATAATGTCAAACCCCATGCGTTTTATGTTTTCAAAAACTATGGAGTATGCTTCTATAATACAGCAAAAGGCTACTACAATAGTGGTAAGGCTCATTTGATTAATCGCCTTGTGCAGACTAAATTCCTCTGCAATGAATGCCCATTCTATTCCCGCGCTTATAAGTATAGCCATACCGTATGCACAAAACTTTACGACAGATATTCGCAGTTTTGATGATTGTATCGCATATTGTTTTATAGCGCCTTCGGTCTGATGCGTGTTGCTCTTAAATTCAATACAGCTTGCTGCGATGCCTGTAATAAAGTCGGCAATAAATAAAGCTGCAAGCAAAAGAAGTGCTTTTTGAACTGTAGTAAATTGGGGTGCTGTAATTGCTGTAATTGTACTTATAATGCTGGCAGGTATTCTGTATGTAGACTTTTCAGGAAAACATATTTTTTGTATATGTCCGGTAAAAAGGAGCAAATTATTCATGATTAAAATGTTATTATGAATTATTCGTCATCTAATGCAAATAAAGGAGTACCCATCCACTTATTTTCTGCTACTTTGATATAAACCATACCGGTTCCAACATTTTTTGCTGTAAGTCTAAAATTAATCCTTGCAGCCGGATATAGGTTGTTTAGAGATACACTTGTTTGAGGGGTTATAAGAGCTTCGTTTAGCGTGCTCATGTCAGCTTCCTGAACTATTGATGCCTGCTGTGTGGCCTCATAATCTGATTGTTCATCTACTGTAGCGGCATTATAGAACGAGTCGCTTTCAGGATCATAAATGGGCATCAGCCAGTTTTCAGTCACGTTAGCGTTTGTAAATGCTGTACCTTCTAAAAGTGATGCTGGTTGTATCCAAACAGGTTCAATGGGTTTCATAGAAATAGTGTCGTATATAGTGCCCACGGGTCCGAATTCTTTCTTCATGTTATGATTTTTTAAATGTTAATTCTAATTCTTTTTGTACAGCACTATCAGCTGAATTTGCTAATTGAACTGTTACAATCAAATAATATTGAACCGCAGGGTTAAATGTGACACTAAGAGGTATAACAGATGAACTGCTACTGAGCACGGGTAAATTAAACGCTGCAGTATATCCGTAGAGGGTGTTACCTGGCCGTATGCAATAGTCTCGGCTAAATTTTGTGAAAAGAATATTATTTGCGCAAAGGCATTGTCCTATAAATAATGCTCCGGCAAAAGAATTTGTTGTGCTTACGTAATATTTAATAATTCTGGTTCCTCCCCCGCCCGTGAAGAGGAATTTTCCGTCGATTTCCAGTTTGCCGTTAGATAAAGTGTTGGCAGGAATTTCATATCTACTTACTATTGCCTCTAAGGTTGTCCCTGTTATAGTAATACTGTCTGAAACATCATATTTTAAAATTAATGGAAAATAATATCCATTAAGAGCTGCAGATATCCCTTTTAAGTTTATAGCACCGGTACTATTTTTTTCGAATGCCCTTATTCCAAATCCATTTGCTATAATAACGAGACCTACAGGCGGGGTAGTTAATTCTTCATTGCTGTAAGATATGTTTGACCCAACAATAGTGCTACTGTACATTTCTGTAGGGTCATCACCAGTATTTTTTCCTCGTCCTATTATTGTGTTATTATATCCTTTTTTAAGTAATCTTCCTGCATAATTTCCTACAAAAGTGTTGTTAGCAACATTTGCAGTTACTTCATCGTCAAGAGCTTCTCCTGCGCCAACTCCTATTGCAAAATTATTATTTCCATATCGTAATGAGTTTAAAGATCTATATCCAATAGCAATTGTATGTAAACCTGTAGGAACAGATCCGTTTGATATTAAATTAGATAGCGCTTGCACGCCAAAGGCAGTATTTGTGATGTATCCGGCATTTGCACCACCTCTGTTATTAAGGTTCAGTTTACCCTGGTCATCTTCGTATGAATGCAATCCACGCTGGTTTCCGGAAGAATGGATACTAAATACATTACTAACATTTCCGGAAGGTGGTATAGACGGATTTCTGACTGCTAATAATGCCGGACTGGCCGTAAGGCCCAATGTACCGTATCCGGCTCCCACAGTGCCTGAATATATGTTTTGAGCCCCCAGGTTTACGCTTCTTAATGCACCTGTATATGGAACATATTCATTTAGATCACTAGCCATTGCAAACGTATCATCTTCTAATTTTGCAGGGATAGTCAGCGTAACATCGTTAGGAGCATTACGGTTAATATCTTCAGAAACAATATGCAGGCTTTTTTCATTATTTTTAAATATCATTCCAAGCCCGCGTGCTACAAACGTTTTAACCCCGCTTAGCCATCCGGTATCCTGATCTGTAATAATGCTGCCTGCTCTGTTAACCTGATCCATAGTTGGTACTGGCGGTGTTTCATTGGTGGGGCCGGTGGCAAACATTTCATTTGTAAAGTTGGTATTGCCACTACCTCCGTAAGTACCGGGCATACCTACAAAACGATGGGTATAATTAATATTATTATTTATAAAAACAATATAGTAAACCTTATCTGTACCTGTAAAGTCTCGTGCTTCAGCATTAGCTGCGGTTATAAAATTACCATCAGCAATCTCTCCAAGATCAAGTGTAACCGTGTTAGGGTCAGTATCAATATCAAGTATTGTAAGGACACGGGTACCTAAAAGCTTTAGACTTAAAAAGTTGATATATGAACCGCGATAGCCCCAGGAACCTGCACCGCCGGTAAAAAGATAGGTATATATAGTTATTGCACCCTGAATGTTTTCCTGAACCTGTATGATTACCGGAGCATCAAGGCTATTAACTGTAATAGGTAAACCTGCGGTAATGTTAAATTGTAGTCCGTTGCCAGTACTTAATATATTTGCTACATTAGGTATTTGTGCTGATTGCTCTGGAGCAAGAAAAAAGTTTTTAAAAACAGGTCTCACAACTACTTGTGCCGTATCATCCAATAGTTGTAAATCATTATCAGTGCTTTGAAGCCTTCCTAAGCCAAATATCCCCGCATTGCCCAGCCAAAGATAAGACACACTATTACCATTAGCCATTCCTTTAAAAACGGTATAACCCTCGTTTTGTGCCTGTATGGTTATTGCCGGATTCTGGGTGTTAAGCCATTGCGAAATGGTTTGGTTACCAATAATTGTAAAGTACACTGTTTTTGTTGTAGGCGATGCAGCTGCACCGGCACTGCCACCTTCTTCAAATATCTTTACAAGATTTTCAGCACCCAATGGCGTACCACCCTCGCCATAGGTGCCTTTACCAGCACCACAAAGCAGGTATCTAACCTGTCTGCTATTAAAATAATCAATAAGACCGGTGCAGTCAAAAATAATTATTTCTGTATCAGTTACGGTAAAAGGTTCAAGTTCATTAATACGTTCTGCAACGTTCTGCGATGTTTCGTCCATTGCAATGAACAGGGGTATCGTCCTTACTTTATTATCCTGGTTAATTTCTGCTACGTCATTACCTAACGTGCCCCGGGAGAATATTACAGGGAGTAGCGCCGACTGCAAAGCTGTTGCAGAGTTATATACTATTCCATCGACCCTAAAATCAGAATAGTGCTGCAATGCAACCAATACATCACTGCGTTCGTAATTGTTAAATATCTCAACTTTATCTCCGGCTACCCGCGACACATAGTTTTTAAGGTATTCAATACAGTTAACCGAAAAGCGCTTGTTGCTTATTGTGTTGATAATGTTCATGCTCAGGTAATTTTTTTAAGTCGAAATCCTGTTGGGCTGGGTGTATGGCAGCCAATATAATCAGGCTGGAGCGTACGGATGAGGTAATTTTTTACATTACCCCAAACCTGCTGTGCCGCTTCCCGATTTAAATTATAAATAGTCTTTTTTGCTAATGGCTCAACCGGGCGGCTGTTGTCTGAAATTTTTTCTACTACAGAGAACGGCGTATCTATAGCTGAGGAGAACATTACATACCGCGCATAAGCGTAATAGGCGAGTACCATTTTAAGCCCGTAGTTAGTGTAACTAATGCCCTCATGCTCATAAATGCCTCCGTTCAGCAAATCATCAAATTCCTGCTGGGCAGCTATAATTTTATTAAAAAGGCTTTCGCCGATGAGGGGCTGCAGGTCTAATAGCTGTGCGTCGAGTATTTGTTCGTTAAGTTTATCGTCATGGGTAGTTTTAGCCATCTGCTTATAGCGGGCCATATCATTTCTTGATATCAGGGGCTGCATCATCGGTTAGTTGTAAGGGTTGCACAATAAGGCTCGGGTAATCTTGCGATGCTGCAAGTAACTGGTTTAGGGTAGCAGTAAGCAGGTTACGCTCTTTAGTGGTATTCTCCCAATAGGTGCGCTTCATTTCGCGTATAGATTCTCCCGAATTGCCAAACAACGCATTGTCATTTGTTTTTATAAGGCCTGCCGGCAGGTTGTTAAAAGCTACGAGTATGTTTTCGCGTACACTGGTTTCGGTATAGTTAAACAGTTGGTCGTCAATGCGGCTTTCTATCTGCTTTATCAAAATGGCATCTTCCAGCTTTTCGCCGGCAAAGTCCATTTCAAGGCAAAGTACCCCACCTGTGTTTTCTGCACCCAGGCTTTCTTTTATGGCTTTCTGAAAAGCTTCCCGCTCACTCTCTGCCTCTTTAAAAGCATGGCTGCCCGGTTCAAGCCCATCGCCTACAAGCGGACGTGTTACCACCAGCGTATTGCCAAAAAAACCCTTGCGCAGTAGCCTGTTTTTGTAAATTGATGCCTGTGCTTCGCTATCGCAATCTTCAGCAACCGAATCTATTCGCGAAAGCGGGTAAATAAGCTTGGTGTCCATATTTACATACAGTACCTGGCCTTTATAATTCTCCCAGCCACCTGCTTTTTCTACCTGTGCGTCTATTACCGCTTTACGCGGGTTGTATACATCTATCAGTTCTATGTCGCTGCGTTTTGGCCTAAGCCATTCTTTGCAAATGGCAATTTTTCCTGAATAATCTGTACTGTCTTTTTTGCCAATGCGGCACCATTCAAAAGGCAGCACACTACAATCGGCTACCTGGTAGAGTGCATTGTAATTAATGTGGATAAAGACCCCGCGCTGCTTTACAAGGTCGTCTGCCACATCATCCGCAAAGTCAATAAGCTTCAGGTTTTTTTGTCTGTTAATGATGAGGTTATCAGCATCGGCACCATAGCCTTTGCCTATGAGGTATTGCACCATAATGGCAGCAGCGCTTTTTGCAGTAACGCTGTTATTTACCAGGCGGTCCATACGCTCGGGGTAGGCATTATCTACATCATTGGCATAAACGTCGGCGCTTTTGCTCCAGGGGGTAAGGCGTTTCCATACGTCTACTAAGAGCGTTTTCATTCCGGTCCATATTTTATAAAATCTTTATTAGCAGGGTTTGCTTTAGTTTCAGGCAACTGCGAAAAGTAACGCCTGCCGCCAGGGTGGGCGAGGAGTACCTTGGCATACGCATCGGTAATATTATCGTTATTAACCAATACCGGCGACCCAAATTGCAGCGGAATATTTTCAAACTCCGGGTGCAGCCTGTAGGCACATTTTTTTGCCAATGCCCTGTAGTGGTCTTTGTATTTGGTTAAATACTGATTAAGGCACAGGGGACAGGCAGG